AATCGCTTGTGGACAAGCTGGAATCGGGCACGGCGAGACAGCTATCGGCGGGGTATGTGGCCAAGATTGATCGCACTCCCGGCGTCACCGAGGATGGAACGCCATACGACGCAATTCAGCGTGATATCTATATCGACCATATTGCTGTCGTGCCCGCAGGGCGCGCTGGCGACGAGTTCCGCATTGGTGACGGTGCGGCCAAATGGGGCGCGGCCCCGATCTACCCCGAAAAGAGCAGGAAAAAGGAGACTGAAATGTCTGACGCTCTCAAGACGGTGGTGCTGGGTGACAAGGCCGCGCAAGTCGCGGTCGCTGACGCAGCCATCATCGAGCAGTTCAAGGCCGATCAGGCCAAGGCTGTAACCGACGCAGCCAAGATCCACGCCGACGCCATCGCGGCGAAGGACAAGGAGATCGCCACCAAGGACGCCAAGATCAAGGAGCTTGAGGGCAAAATTCTCAGCGACGAGGACAAGGCAAAGCTGGTCGCAGATCGCGTGGCCCTTGAGACCAAGGCCGCAAAAATCACCGATGAGGTGAAACCCACCGGCATGACTGACGCGGCGCTGCGCAAGGCCGTCGTGGTCGCCAAGCTGGGCGATGAAGCGGTCACTGGCAAGTCCGAGGCGTATATCGACGCGCGCTTTGACATCTTGGCCGAGGATGCAGCCAAGGCTGACCCGGTTGCGGATGCCATTTCGCGCGGCGTGGTATCGCATGACGGCATGACCGTGGCGGACAAGGCCTATGCCGAAAGCCTGATCAACCTGCAAACCGCATATCGCGGTGAGCCCGTGAAAAAGGAGGCCTGAGAATGGCTGTTCAATCGACCTACCTCGACAACATGGCTGCGGCCTATGTCGGGATGATCGCCAATGGCGAGCCGAACGTCCTTATCAGCCGTGAGGTTGAGACCACGGGCGGCATCGGCTTTGGCGTGCCTGTCATTCAGGGCACCGCGGACAAAGAGTGTGACGAGGTTGCCGCGTCCACCGATGCCGTGATTGGCATCACCGTTCGCGACCAGTCTGCGACAGCAGACACCTTTGCCGCCGGGGAATCGGCTTTGCTGATGCGCAAGGGCGTGATCTGGGTCACGGTGACGGATGCGGGCGGCGTTGCTGCTGGTGATCCCGTCTGGGTTCGCGTGTCTGACGGCACGTTCTCGAATGCCGACGCTGGCACCAATGGCTCGCTCCGGCTGGCCGGTTGCCGCTGGGAAACCAGCGCGGCCAATGGCGCTCTTGCCGCAATCCGCGTCGATCTCGACGTTCCGGCTGTGGCCGGTGCCAGCTAAGGAGGCTGACAAATGAACATGACCACAAAGCAGTTCAACGACGCAATGCAGGCGTCCTTGGGCTTCGCAGTCAAACAGACCAGCCACATCGAGGCCGAGGTCTATCGCTTCAAGTATCCCGAGCTGAATTACGCCGAGCTTGTGCCGGTCGATACCAGCGCGGGCGAGTTCTCGAAGTCCGTCACCTACTACTCGATGGACGGTGCGGGCAAGGCGGCTTGGCTCAACGGCAACGGCAAGGACTTCCCTGTCGTCGGCACGCAGATGAACCAGCATGAAACCGCTGTTCACTCCGCTGGCATTGGCTACGGCTATGGCTATGAGGAAGTCAATCAGGCTCGCCTGTTGGGCATTTCTTTGGATGGTGAGAAGGCACGCATTGCGCGCCGCGCCTATGAGGAAATGGTCTATGGCGTGGCGCTGAATGGGGATTCCGACAAGGGATTCGAGGGGCTTTATGCCTACACCGGCGTTCCTGCGGCCTCGGTCGCTGCGGACGGGACTGGCTCCGCGACCACTTGGGCAACCAAGTCACCGGATCAGATCATCCGTGACGTGAATGCGCTCCTGACTGGCATCGTGACTGCCACCAAGGAAACCGAGCTTGCCGATACGCTGATCCTGCCGACTGAGCGGTTCAACTACATCGCGTCTACCCGCCTGACCGACACGAACATGACCATTCTGGAATTTATCCAGCGTGCGAATGTCTATACGGCGCAGACAGGCCAGCCGTTGATGATCCGTGGCAAGCGTGGCCTGCTCACCAAGGGCGCAGGCAGCACGGCGCGCATGATCGCCTACCGTCGTGCTCCGGACGTGCTCAAGCTGCATATCCCAATGGTTCATCGGTTTTTCCCGGTGCAGATTGAGGGCTTCCAGTTCACCGTGCCTGGCATGTTCCGCCTTGGTGGTCTTGATGTGCGACTGCCCAAGGCCGTCAGCTACGGCGACGGAATCTAAGGGTGCTTTTCGAGGGGCGGCTCGCGCCGCCCCTTTCCAAAGCATCCCAGAGGAGTAGAGACCATGAAAATCACGAACACGACCAAGAGCGACTTGGGCCTTTCGCCTGATGTTGTGGTTCCGGCGGGCGGGTCGCTGGAGATTGAGAACGACGACTTGACGGCGCTCAAGGCATCCCCCGTCGTCAAGGCTTGGCTGGTGAGCGGCGATCTGGTCGAGGACGGCCCCGTAAAGGCCGCATCCAAGCCTAAGGCAAAGGCTGACTGATCATGTACGGCACCCTCGCGGATTGGACCACATACGCGGCCCTGCGCGGGCTGACGGTGCCCAACGAGGCAACCTCGACACAGGCGCTGGTGCGGGCGTCCGACTATATCCGCACACGCTATGTCATGCGCTTTCTGGCAGATTACGACGACACCGCGCCCGAGGTTGAGGAGGCGACTTATATCGCCGCTGCGTTTGAACTGACCACGCCGGGTTTCTGGGCCACGACCTTTACGCCGTCGCAGGTCAAGGTGCTGACCGGAGTGGGCAGCATCAAGTGGACGCCGGTCACGTCTGGCAAGGGTGATGCTGATGACATGCTGCCCACGTCCCCGGCGATTGAGGCGCTATTGGTGCCTCTGACCCGTTGGGGCATGCCAGCGGTTAGTGTGGTCTGATGGCCGAGAACTGGACGGCCATAGCCGCAGAGGTGGCGGCGGGCATCGCTGAGGTAGGCTTTTCCGCGACGATCACGCGCCCCGGAACGGGCGGGCCGCAATCACCCGAGGAGGTTGGCTTTGTGCCGGTCCCGTCGCCGGTCCCGTTTACCGTCACGGTGATAGACGACGGCATCAAAGATCGGTATGCTCCGGGGGGGTTGGTCACACGTCAAGCGCGGGTGCTGACCATCGCTGCAACGGGCGTGGTGCCGCAGAAGAAAGACGTGATCACGGTTCGCGGTGTGGACCATGTAATTCAGGTCATCATGCCGCTGGCGCCGGGCGGAGTGGATCTGCTCTATGAGGTCGAACTTGAATCCTAGCCCCTACCAAGCGTTTGCGATTGTCTGGCACGTCGAGCGTGGGGATCTGGCTTCGGCTCTTCTTGTGGCGTCATTGCCGCCAGAGTTTTTCGCCGCGGGCGATGCGCTGATGCGCGCCGCATGGATGGCTGGACAATCTAACAGGGGCTGACATGGGCCGCAAACCGACGCCGGACCAGCGCCGCCAAGTGGAGGCGCTGCTGAGAACCTATGACCCGCGCATTCGCAAGGCGTTCCAGGAGGCCATTCAGCGGGCGCGGGGCAGTGTCGACCAAGGCGCACTCATCGCCGCTCTAGACGCCCGCGACATTGAGCGTGCGGTGCAACTCTTGCGGCTCAATCAGGCGGCGCTTTTCCCGCTGACCGACGCGGTGCGCAGCGCCTATGTTGCCGGGGCCGATCTGGTGGCACCTATCCTGCCCGCGACGATAGCGGGCGTGTTCGCGTTCGACGGGCTGCATCCTCGGGCGCAGGCTTGGTTGGCAGAGCATAGCGCTACGCTGGTGCAGGGGATCGTAGAGGACAGCCTGAACGCCACGCGCAAGGCACTGGTGGCGGGGTTGCAGGAAAACCGGGGCACGCGAGCCGTTGCGCGTGAGATCACCGGGCAGATGATTGGCGGGCAGCGTCGTGGCGGCATTCTAGGGCTGACCGCAGAGCAGACAGACTATGCCATAAGCGCCCGGTCGGAGCTAACCAATCTCGATGGGAACTACTTTACCCGCAAGCTGAGGGACAAGAGGTTTGACGCGAAGGTCAGGCGGGCGATGAAGAGCGGCAAGGCTCTGACGCAGGCCGAGATTGACCAGATAACGGGACGCTATAAGGACCGCATGCTTGCCCATCGGGGGCGGCTGATCGCGCAGAACGAGACCTTCACGGCTCAGGCGGCGGGGCGCTCTGAGGCCATGCGCCAGGTGCGCGACCGGGCCGATGTAGAGGCCGTGACGAAGCGCTGGCAGAAAAGCCCACAAGAGAACAACAGGCCAGATCACAGCGCCATGGATGGCACCGTGATCGACTTTGACGAGGATTTCGTTTTTGCCGATGCCAGCATGTCACACCCGCACGATCAGCGTGGCGGGGCCAAGCATTCGGCGTTCTGCAAGTGCATTGCGGTTTACCGGGTCAGGTTGAGGCGGGACTGATGGTCAAGACTTTTGCGGCGCAACTCAAGGATATCGAGGCGCTGTTGACCAAGGAAATGCAGTTTGTCGCCTCGGAATCGGTGCAGGACGTCATGGAGGGGGCGCAGACCCCGCAGCAGGGCATCACCGCTGGCGGATCGGGCTTTGTTGAAGGCAAGATTCCAGTGGCCGAGGCCGAGCTGATCAACAGCCTCGAGGTTGATGGAGCGTCGGGCAAGGACGCCTATGTCGTGGCCATTGCGGGGATGGAAATCGGCGGCGTGCAGCGGTTCACATGGACTGCGCCGCAC